ACTGTTCTTTCATTCACCCCACAATTCGAGGTGGTCTCGGCCTGATCAGAAGATAACCCCCTCGAATTGCGACGTGATTTGCCGTTACGGCAGGCCGTGAACCGGCCCTTTTCGGATTTCTCCGAAAACTCTGAAGCGGAATACAGACGCCATCCTCTTCCATGTTCTGGAAAAGGAATGCTGTTTCCGTCCTTTGTCCTCTTGTATCGCGGATAACCTGACGCCGCGCCCGCGCCAGACTTCGCGCGCTTGAAGAACGCTTTGAACGCATCGTCCAGTTTGAAGATAACTTGCGCCGGAGTACTTGCATTCAACTCCTGCCACTCCGGGCACTCGCGGCGCAAATGCTTGATCTCTTTGCAAAGATCGTACGCGGATAGCGTCTTCCCTTCGCGGCGATAAACGTCCTCACGACGCTGCAAAGCAGCATTATACAACTCGGCGCACATCACGGCATGACGATCTAGCGCGCGTTCCTGCTCGCGATTTTGGTAAAGTTTGAACGTGTAGCGCCGAGTCACGGGGTCGGACATTGGTCAGTCCTCGTCGCCTTCTTCATCGTCTGCGTCGAGTTCGTCCGCCGCCATCGAGAGAATGATGTCCCTCTCGGCGCGGCCCTGCCGGAATGCGTTCAGCCATGCCTGCCCGGCCTTGGTATTCAGATCGTGCGGGTTTGATGCCTCCGTCACGAGGTCATCGACGTCGAGACCTGCCGCGCGACCGTCGAGTTCAGCCTTTTCGTCCAGCGGCTCCAACGTCGTGCCAAAATCCAGGTTGAGTTGGTTCGACGTGATGCCGTGCCGCATGATCCGCAGATAGCGCGTGACCTCCTGCGTTTCTTCCAGCCATGCCTCGGGATCGCCGTTCTTGACGATGGACAGCGCCCGCTTCGCAGCCTTGAGATGGACGCCTTTTCCCTCGGCGTGCTTGAGAACAGACCGCAGCGTGCCGTGATGACTCGCCGCTTCGTCCTGCGCTTTCCTGATCTTGCTCAGATTGACCGCGATGACCGATTCATCGCTCGGCATGTTCTGAGTTACTCGTTCCTGTACTGCTGCTTCTGCCATAATTGGCTCCTATGCCTGCTTCACCTTGTCTCGATGCAACCAACGGACTTCCGCTCTGCCGTCGTATCCTTTGAGAAATACGAGCCAGCAGAAGTCCTGCTTCCCGCCTGACGGCTCTTTACCTTTGGCCTCGTATTCCAAGACCAGCGGTCCCGGCGGCATTGAGGGCCGTGGCGTCAAATACCAAAGCCGGTAGAGCGGAAGGTCTTTGATCCAAGCGCCGGCCGCGTTAAGACGACGGGTCGGCATAATCATCGCCACTTTGCGCGAGGCACGACGATGCGCTTGCCGCGCGAACTCTTCGCTCAGATCAAATGGCTGATTCATGACGATGTTGTCGGCTTCGATGCCGGACGTCAGAAAATCGCAGATTGCGTAGTAATCACAGCCGCGATCAACGATGTCGCAGCCGCGCGCCACGTAGCCCGCCTCGCGAGCAGCTTCGACAATTCGACCAGACCCGCAGCATGGATCGAGAATATCGCCATCAAACGGCTCTTCCTCGAACAACCGACGTGAACACCAGCGGTTTTCGACGTACCATTCGCGCTCTTCCCTAGCCCAGGAATGAGCGGCAACAGCTTTCGCTACGGTGGCAGTCTCGATCACGCCGCAACCTCACGGCGTTCGGCGCGGACAATCTCGCTGCAAACCTCGCAAAGAACCTCTCGCGCAATGATTTCTGGCGATGTGTGCTCACGCTTCGCTGCGTGCTGGTACGCGGCCCAGACATCGGCGGGAAGGCTGATGGCGATAGGAACGAGCCGCGTCACGCCACCCTCCGCGCGGTCCGGGCCGCGTCTCGAAGCGCTCGGCGCTCAGACTTGGTACCGACGCCGATGCTCAATTGGGTGTGCGCGGGGCAATAGCTTGAGCCGGGGCGCTTGATATGGCCGCAGAACGTGTGCTGCCCGGTTTTGACGTCCCGCTCATCATCGGGCCAACGGCAATGAAAGGGGTTCAATTCGATAAGCGGAATCCGCTGAGAAACGACGTCAGCGGCGCGTGGCGTGAACGGGGCAGCCCCGATCTTCGGCACAATCACAACCTTTGGGCCGATTGGTGCTTTGACCGAAGTTGTGGGCTTTGGTGGTGGGGGCTTCCGCTCGATCGGCTTGCCGGTCTTGGTGTATCGCAGTTTCCGATCGTTCAGCGCGATCCCCCGCCGATGGCAGAGGCCGATAATCGCGTTGCGCGTGACGCCGAGACGCCTGCCCATCTCAGCAGCACTCAAATGCTCAGCCGCGAGACTGCGCACCAACTCCACTTGGTCGGGGTGCCACGCCATCTATGCCACCCTCTCAATCGAGCGCCATTTCAAGCTGCGCGATGCGGCGTTGCTGGTCGGCAAGCTGCCGGCGCATGTCGCCAAGCCCCCTCGCCTTGCGCACCGCCTTCCACCACTTGGGCGAGACGTCGCCCATCGCATATTCGAGAAAGTCAAAGCCGTGCTCGCTGCGCAGAACGGCAACGACGTCGGTGTAAGACGGGTGCGTGCGGCCAGCGATTTGGTACTTTGCGGCGCGCTCGGATTTGCCCGTAAGTCGCATGTAGTTCTTGGTTTGGTCCGATGGCCAAACAGCCCGTAAAAACAGCTCAAATGGAAGAATTTGGTGCAACTTGTTGCACTTTGAGGTGCAACTTCTTGCACCCCCGGTTTTTGCCTTTTCGACCCGGACAGCCGACACTCTACGCATGACAACGCAACTCCTGACGCTACGCGAACAAAACCGCCCCGAGACGACGGGACGGGCAATGACTGGAAGGAAGCAGAGATGAGCAATGGCGATGCCCTCGAACTAGCCGCCGTTCTGGCGGCCGCAATTAACGCGATGCACGTCGAGACGATTTCCGGCCTTATTGAGGTCGAAGCGATCTCCGCCGACGATGGCGCTGCGATAACGACACGCATCACAAGGACCCTCGCAAACGTGGCGTCCCAGTCCTCGCTGAGCGAGGCTCAACGACTTCATCTGGAAAGCATTGCGGAGCCGCTACGCGCATTCGCTGCCGCTCTAAAGGAACAGTCACACCGAGCCGAGCGATATCCCTGAACCTACGGTTCGCGTCGGGCTGCGCGGCCGGCGCAGCGGCCGACGTCAGCGTCGTGACCGGAGCCGCCGCAACCAGCGAGAGGAAAGCGCGCCGGTTCATGCCGCGCTCCGAGATATGCAGATATCCACGAAGCGGCTTGCTGAGACCCGGCCACGCGTCACCCGCTCAATGTCGCGCGCCAGCGCTACGGACGGGTTTCTCTCCCCATTCAGCACTCGCGTCAGAGTGCTCGGAGCCCTGCCCATCCGAGCAGCCAGCGACGACAGGCTTTCGCCTGTTTCGCGGAGGTAGATCGTGAGTTCATTGTCCAAATCAGCCATAAGACGAGATTTTGCCTATTTGGCAAGATTTAGCAAGGACAATTTTTGCCTATTTGGCGGTGGAGCAAATTTGCCAAACAGGCAATCTGCCAAGATGGCCGGAAACCGTATAGAAGAACTGCGAAAAGCCCAGGGAATGACGCTAGAGGAACTCGCGGACGCCGTTGGCCTCTCGGTTCCCTACGTTCAGCGGCTCGAAAAGGGGCAGCGGAACCTATCAATCAAGCATTTGGACAGTTTCGCGGCGGCCCTAAAGGTCAGAGCCCGTGAGATCGTGACCGATGAGAATGATGGCCATATCGATTCAATTCAGGTCGCGGCTGACCTCGGCAGCCCCCATATGCGGTCAGAAGATGTCGCAGCATCAATAGATGCCGGACCGAAGAAAACGGTCCGTGTAAAGGGCTACGTCGGGGCCGGCGGAGAAGCACATTTCTATAGGCTATCCGACGAAGCGTTCGAGGAAGTCCTTGCCCCCGAAGGCTCGACCGATTGCACGGTCGCTGTGGAAATTCGCGGCACAAGCTGGGGTCCGCAAATGAACTCCTGGCTCGTCTTCTACGACGACGTGCGTTCACCAATCACAGAGGACCTATTGGGGAAGCCTTGTGTCGTCGGCCTAGCCGATGACCGTATTCTGATCAAAGTAATCCAACGCGATCGCAATGGCGATTATCGCCTCGTGTCGAACAACCCATCAGAACCAGATATCGAAGATGCGCAGATTGAGTGGGCAGCGAAGGTCACATCGATGAAGCCACGCTAGGAGTCTACTATGGCTGCGAAAGCACCTTTAGCGTATCGCTCGTTCATACTTGGCGTTTTAGCCACAGTGTTCTTCTCAACGCCATCACCAAGCTTTGCGCAGTCAGAGGAATGTCTAGCAACCGCAAAGCGCATAGAAAAGCTCGGATTTAGGATTTCGTCTGCCGACAGCGTCAAAATTGAGTTTACTCATCCAAGGCTCGCATCCTCGCCTCGGCCAACTGAACTATCTCTTGGTTGCGATAGAATGGTTTTGTTTGGTGGCTGGCCCGCGCGTCGCGCGCCAAAATATTTTCTAGAGATATTCTCCAAAGCTGCGTCTGCAATACTGAGCGAAAAAAACATGCTCGGACCGATCGAGAGATGCCACAACAGCGCCGCCATCGACTGGGATCGCGAGACAGACAACTCGTCCGGAACAACCTATCTTATGTGCCAGTCCGGCCGCGTGTTTACTATCGCAGTTAGGGAATTGCGCAAGCCTTAGGCCGCGCGCCGATGGAAACTACCGCAATGCTCAAGACGCTCGCATCTGCACTTGTTCTATTTTCCTTTTCTGCTGCTGTCGCTGCCCCGACGATCATTGAAGGCCGCGCCCAGGTCATCGACGGTGACACAATAGCCATAGACGGCGCTCCTACCCGCATCAGGCTTGATTCCATCGACGCGCCGGAGAGCACACAGCCTTGCTATGACGCAGCGGGAAAGCGCTATCTGTGCGGATCACGCGCGGCGGATGCCCTGGCTGAAATCATCGGCCGAAACGGACGGGTGCGTTGCGTTGAGCGGGATCGGGACAGGTACAAAAGGATCGTGGCTCAGTGCTTTGTCGGAAAAATAGATATCGGCCGCGAGTTGGTGCTGCGCGGCTGGGCGATCGAATACAAACGATATTCTGACGGCCGCTACGCTGACGTCGAGGCTGAGGCGAAGAAAGCGAAACGCGGAATGTGGGCTGGACACTTTGAGGAACCATCCGTCTGGCGTCACCGCGGCAGCGCCAGCAAGGTCCAGTCATTTGCACCGGTAATGCTGGCGGCCAGCGCCGCAGCCACGTCGAAGACCGGGGGCGAGGACAAAAGCTTTTACGATGATGAAGCCGACGCAAAGGCGCTCCCGGTAACGTCAGCAAGAAGCTGCAAGTCTGCCCGCACATGCCGCGATGCAGTGATCCTCTGGTGCGGCGGATATAGCCGAGCCGATAACGATGACGACGGCATTCCCTGCGAGAACGTCTGCCGAACACTCAAGCAAGTCGAAGCGATAAAGAAGCAGATTGGCTGCGAGAAATGATCAGGGAGTGGAAACTCCAATGCCCGACGACCTTACCCCTCTCGAATCCGTTGCCGCGTCTGGACTTGTGTCAGCATCGCTGATTGCTTCGCTTATTCCGACGCTGGTTGATCGTGGCGTGCTGTCCGCACAAGATGCTCGCGAGGTGTACGAGCAAGCCCTACTACTACTTGAGACACAGCGCAGCAGCGAGCCCGCGATGCAGCGAATTTATGAGGCGGCGCGCGAGATGATCGAGGCGCATTTGAGGGCGAGATAAGTGTTATCAGGGGGCGGCAATGGGGGATTTGATCGACGGCGACGATGGCTTACCTGTGGAAATCGTCGGGATATGGGCTAAGGAGAAGCAAGATTATCTTTGCCGATATGTTCAAATCTCATCTGCCGCACGCAAGAAATACCTAGGGCCCTCCAAAGGAGGTGCAGCCTATATCGATCTCTTTTGTGGCCCTGGGCGCTCATTCATCCGCGAAACAAACGAGTTCATCGATGGGAGCTCAGTCGCAGCTTGGAAACAAAGCGTTGTAGCAAAATCTCCATTTTCAAAAATCATCGTTGGTGACGCCGATCCGGTAAGACTCAGCGCCACCATTCAGCGCTTGACAGTGCTGGGAGCGCCGGTAGTAAGCATCGATGGCCCGGCTAGCGACACAGCGTTCACCGCAATTCAAAAATCTGCGGGTGGCGGCTTAAATTTTGCGTTCCTTGATCCCTACAGCCTCGGCGCGTTGAACTTCGAGATTATTCAAACCCTTTCAAGACTCAGGCGCATCGACATTTTGGTGCATGTGAGTGCAATGGATCTTCAGCGGAATCTTGGTGCAAACTTAGCGAACGAACAATCGGCATTCGACGTATTCGCTCCAGGCTGGAGCGAGAATATTAACATCGCTCAGTCGCAGAAAAGAATTCGACAGGACGTATTCACATATTGGCAAACGCTGGTCGCAGGACTCGGCGTCTGGACATCGTCTGAAATTAAGCTAATTACGGGGTCTAATAATCAACCTCTGTATTGGCTTCTCCTCGCGGCGCGCCACGCGCTAGCTCACAAATTCTGGGCAACTGCGTCAAACCGCGATGGTCAAGCAAGTTTGTTTTAGATCGCAATCAATGTTGGCATTTCGTCGTAGGTGCGACCACGCAACATTCTACCTGCCGCCTTCTTATTTTTCCCGCCCCACTGCTTGAAGAAAAACGCCGCATCTGCGCGCCGGCACATCAACTCAATCTCATCAACCCACGCGGGATCCATGTGTCGCGCCTTAGGACCACTTTCGCCGCCGACAATTGCCCAGTGTATGTCGGTCAAGTCCGCACCAGCGACGGAACCTATCAACGGTTCAAATGAGATGAACCGGATCACCGCGGGAACGCGACGCAATTCCTCAATGCGATGCAGAACGCGGCCGTCCTCCACACTCGTGCCCAGCCAGACATTCGGCAACTCTGGCAGACCGGGGACGATCTCCATCATCCGGTCCGGGCGCTTCGTCAAAATCTGATAAGTGTGGCGTGGCGTCTGCGCCATGACTTTCCAGACGGCGGCAATAAAGTCGGCCGGGACATCGGCATGGAAAAGATCGGACATCGAGTTGACGAACACTCGTCGCGGCTTCGACCACTTTGCCGGAATCGCCAGCGCCGCATGATCGAGCTTGATCTTGCCAGTCCACTTGGCGCGCCCGCCGCTCTTGCGCGTAAGACCTTTGTATTTTTCAACACCCATAGCCTCAAGGCGCGCTGCCATCCGCATTGCATAGCAATTCGTGCAGCCAGCAGTGATGATCGTGCAGCCCGCGACCGGATTCCAAGTCGCGTCTGTCCACTCAATTGAGGTTTCGGCCATTGGTGTCGCTCCCGGAGCAAAACGAGGTCCTAGTCATTACCTTGCCCGCCCTAACATCCCGTTGTTTCACGTGGAACATAACGAGAACATATCAGGCCGTCGACCCGGCCGCCAGCGCCCCGGCAGCTCTCTCCGCCCGCCTCGCCAGAAACCGCTCCGCGTCCTCGATTGCGGCCAGCAGGCGCTGGCGTTTGGCCGGTAAGGCTTTGAGGTAGCCCCGCGAAGCCGCCAGATCGCGCTCGGCATTCCGGATTTCGTCAACAATCTCAGATGACGGCGGCAGGCGGCGGTTCTGGAAGTCATTCGGTTTCCGAGTAAGTCGCAGCGTCCGGCCCGCCGCAGCGATTGCGCCGGAACTGGGGCTGAGGCTGGCGATATCGTCGAGTAGCGTGGTGCTCCACAGTTCGCTGATTTTGCGGGTGCCATGGAGCTTTCCGGCCCGATCCCATTCGTCCGGCTTAGACGCGACCAGCAGCATGAACAGCTCGGAGATTTCCGCGGTCGTCGCTGACCTTGATGCCTTATCGAGATAGCCCGATAGCGCCGGCGTCGCCGCGATCAGTGCATCGAGCCCACCGAGCTTGGCCTTGGCCGCCACGATCCCTTCCCCGATCCCCTCATCGGCGGCACGGCAGACACCCCGCAGGCGGTCACAGATCAGGCTCAGGTTCGCTTTCGCCAGCGCCGGAAGGGATTTCCCCGGCAAGGTGATTTCCGTCGTCACTGGGTGCTCCTACTGTTGATGAAATGGCGCACGCCGGCCAAAAGCGGATGCTCGAGATCCGGCTGTTGTGGCTGCGCCTCGTCGGTCCAGCATCCCTGGTTCAGCCAGGTCGCTGGGTGTTTCGTGTATCGGGGGTCTTGCCCGGAGCGCTCGGCGGCGTATCGCATCACCCCCGCGAGCAGATCGGCAGGCGTGGCCCGCCCCTTGGAAACAATCAGGCTGTAGCGCTTGGCGGCTTCCGCCCGAGCCTTTTTGAGCGGGTATTGCAGCCACCACTCCGCAAATTCTGGATGTTCTGGATCGTCAGATTTGGCCGATTTACGGCGTGCCGGCTGCTGACTGCCCTGCCCGTTGGTCGACGATGCTGGCTCCGGACTCGGTGCTGGCGGATCTGATAACCGGCCTCCGAAGTCTTCCATCGGAGGGTCTTGGGGGAGTGAATCGCCCGTAAGGGCGATATCTATATCTTCGTTTCCTTTCTCTTCTATTCCCTTCCCTTCCCTTCTATTGATCGACTCCTGCGTGACCGAACGTGCATCGGTTGATGATCGTTCGATCTCTTCTGAGTGTGTATTTTCAATAGCTTGCTCTTTTTTTCTGGCCTCTCTCGCCGCCGTTGCCGCCTTCGCGGCTCGCGACTTTTCCAAGAGTACCAGCACTTTTTTCGTGACAACTTGGTGATAAAGGCGCCCGTCAGCGTGCCGGACCCATCCTTTGAGAGCACCTTTCGCCCTCATCTTCCGCCAAGTTCTGACATCCCGGCCAAGCCGGACGATGTAGGCCAACATCGCGTCGTCGTCGGGCAATGACCCGGCGGGCAGCTGGTGCAGCGAAGCGCACCACGACAGGACCGCAAACCAGTTGGCGGCTGGATCACCGAAGGCGGCAAGGTCGCTGTCTAGCAGCGCCTGCACGTCAATCATGTAGCTCGGCATGTGCCGCAGGTCGGCATCCGGTGGAATGGGCGGCTCAGGCAAAACTGTCATGGTTAAACCCCGTGCAAAGTCGGGTGTAAAATTATTTTGCCTATTTGGCAAGATTTCCCTTGACGAATATTTGCCTATTTGGCAATCTCCCTCCCATCAACCGGGGAGACCGCCATGCAGACCCTCTACTTCGTCGAATGTGACTTCGGAAAATCGGGCCGAGCCTTCGTCGAGACCGATCCGGAGAAGAACAGCCGGTCGAACGTCATCGACGATATCGTGGATGGCCAGGTCGAGGCTGTGCTTCGGGTCCTGCAAGTCCTCCCCGAGGAAGGCACCTGCCGCGACGTGACCGAGGATATCGCTCGGGACGTCTATGCCCGTCTCGACGAGACCGGCTCGGGCTGTCCGGCCCATCTGCGGGACTGGATTGATCGTTGGGTTGAGGCCGACGCTGCTGACCGTCTCGATATCGCAGCCGGGCTCTATGACTTCGCCGCAACCCGCGCCGACCACCTGATCGACCTGCGCAAGCACGAGGCGGCGTGATGCTGATGCCCCGCCACCGCCTGAGCGCGCCTGAAATTATCCTCGGCACATTCGCCGAACTCATCGCGATAGCCGTCTGGCTTGTGGCCATCGCGGTCTGGGCCGGCGTGGCGACGGGGACGATCTGATGCGCGTCCTTAGCTTCACTGAAATCAAGCGCATGGCCGCCGAGGCGAGAAAGTATCCCGATCGCAGCATACGCAAGGCGATCCTTCTGGATCGCGTCGGTCGCGAGAACCTGCGCTGCTTGCAAAAAGAAATCGGGTTCAAGCCGAAGAAAAGGAAGTCGGCATGAACAACCCCGCGCAAATAACGCTGCGCTTGCCCCGGCGAGTAAGAAACCGGGTTTGCCAGAGCGCTGCGCATCACAGCCGCTCCATGAACTCCGAGATTGTTGCGAGGCTTGAGGCTTCGTTCCGGCGCGACGAGACGAATTCCATGTTGCGGAAAATTCTCGACAGGTTGGATGGCCGAGCATGACCAACGTCGAACCGCTGAACAGCTTCGAGAAGATCGGCGATGCCGCGGCGCGGGTCGTCGAGAAGATCGAGAAAGGACCGCAGATGAACGAGATCGTCCAGCGCACCGAAGCCGCGGCGCCTATTCACCACGGCAATATGACGCCGATGGAAATGCTATCGCGCGCCGTCGAATCTGGCGCGCCGATGGATGTCCTTGAGCGGCTGATGTCGTTGCAGGAACGCTGGGAGGCCAACCAAGCGCGCAAGGCATTCGATGAAGCGATGGCAGCGGCTAAGGCCGAAATTCCGACCATCGTCAAAAATCGACACGTCGATTTCACTGGCAAAACGGGAGTGCGCACAAATTACCGACATGAAGACCTTGCCGAGATCGCGCGCACGGTCGATCCGATCCTGAGCAGGAATGGCCTCTCCTACCGCTTCCGTGCTACGTCAAACATCAACGAGCCGATCATGGTGACGTGCATCATTTCGCACCGGCTCGGCCACTCCGAAGAAACGACGCTGACTGCTGCCCGCGACGACAGTGGCAATAAGAACAGCATTCAAGGCGTCGGATCAACCATCACTTACCTACAGCGCTACACGCTGAAAGCGGCGCTCGGGCTCGCAGCGTCGAACGATGACGACGCGCGAGCGGTGAGCATTGACGACGCCGGCGGCTCCGTCTCGCCAGAACAGATTTCTACCCTCGACGCACTGCTGGCGGAGACCGGCACGAATCCGCGGCGCTTCTGCGCCTACATGAAGGTGGAGAACGTCTCCGATATTTTAGCATCGCAATATCAGCGTGCGGTTGACGCCTTGAACGCTAAGAAGGCCAAGGCGTCGTGAGCATCCAAATTATCGATTGTGTCCAAGGGACACCTGAATGGCACGCCGCCCGCCTCGGCATTCCGACCGCATCTGAATTTGCAACGGTGATGGCAAAAGGCGAAGGCAAGACCAGAGCGAAGTATATGCGCCGTCTAGCCGCCGAGATCATCACCGGCACGTTGGCCGAAACATACACCAACGCGCACATGGAGCGCGGCCACGTCCAAGAGGACGAGGCACGATGCCTCTATGCAATGCAATACGACATCGACCCGCAGCAGGTCGGATTTATCAGAAACGGCTCAAAGGGCTGTTCACCAGATTCGCTGATCGGCACCGACGGAGGCTTGGAGATCAAGTGTTGCCTCCCAGACATCCAGATCGAGCGCATCGAGCGCGACGGCATCCCGCCAGAATACCGGGCGCAGGTTCAGGGAAGCATCTGGGTCTGCGAACGTGAATGGTGGGATTTCATGAGCTACAGCCCTGGCCTGCCGCCGGTTGTTCGTCGGGTAAAGCGAGACAATGGCTACATCGCCAATCTTGCTGGCGAGGTCGATCGTTTCAACGACGATCTGGCGGCACTTGTCGATCGTGTCCGCCGCTATGGCGGCTTTGAACGGCGGAGCGCCGCAGCATGAGCCGCGCCACGATCACGCTCAGCGATAGGATCGATCGGTCCAGAGCGGTGAACTGGATTGAGAGGGCACCAGCCGGGACCCGCGTGGAGTTTAAGGCCGCGCAGAGGTCCAATGCCCAAAACGATCGCATGTGGGCGATGCTAACGGACGTGGCGACACAGGTTCGTTGGCATGGGCTGTCGCTCAAGGCCGATGATTGGAAACTAATCTTCCTCGACGCCTTGAAGCGTGAGTTGCGGACCGTGCCGAATATCGACGGCACCGGCATTGTGGTCCTCGGAAAGTCATCGTCCGACCTTTCCAAGTCGGAAATGTCCGATCTGATCGAACTGATCCACGCCTTTGGCGCCGAGCACGGCGTAACTTTTCACGACAACACATCCAATTCGTCTCAGCCCGAATCCTCCCTGGTTGATGCTGAGACGAAGCCCGCGGCGGATACCGCCCCCCGCGCCGCCGCGGGCACCGATTCATCGGAGCTGGATGCGCCCGGCGCTGAACCGTCATTGCTCAAGCAAGGCTGGCAGCAGACCTATCTGCGCGCCATGGAGCGCGTGACGGATAAACCGAGATCGCTCGCCGCTAGGCATGAAGAAGCCATCAACGCAATCGGCAAAGGCAAGGCCAATGCTGATGAACGTGAATGGATGAAGTCCGTTCTCCGCCTCCGCGAACGCCTCCTCAGCGCTGAGATCACCAAGGACGACTACGACGCCGCGATCAGGGAGATGATCGATGGCTAGAAGTGTCAAGGAGTGGATCGGCCGGCATGATGACGAGGCGGTCCCGCCGCGCGTGCGCCTTCGCATCTTCGAACACCATAAGGGTATCTGCCACCTAACTGGGCGGCAAATCCGTCCGGGCGACGCTTGGGATCTGGATCACGTCATCGCCCTGTGCAACGGCGGAGAACACCGAGAAAGCAACCTAGCCCCAGCGCTTCGCGATAAACACCGCGAAAAGACCAAGCTAGACGTAAAGCTGAAAGCAAAGGTTGCCCGTATCCGAAAGCGTGAACTGGGCATCAAGAAACCCCGGACAATCCGTGCCTGGCGTCGATTCGACGGATCACCCGTCTTTGCGCCGAGGGAGCGCTGACATGCGAACAGCATTCAAGCCCGGCTTCACAATCGAGCCAGACAGCTTTCGATCCTACGCAATCGTCGTCTCGATGGCGCTGACTGCATCAACGCTCGGCGTGATCGCCGCGCTCCTTCCATACATCAATTTCTAACGGTGCAATCCATGACTTCCCCCGACACCATGCCCGTGCCCCAGACCGCTGCCGAGGCCATCGCTCAATGTCGTGAGCAGGGTCTTGCTGAACCTAACGATGTGGCCCAGCGTTCGTGGCCTTATCT